GGCTAACGCAGTCACAAATAGCTATCGCAAAAAAACTTGGAGTACCACTGGAAACTTACGCCAAACAGGCTGCTGAATTAATGAGGAAACAACAATGAGTCAGAATAGACAGAATAGAGAGCTCGAAACCCGTGATAAAACTGTACGTAAAAAGGCGTGGAGTAGGCCAACAGTGTTGCCTGATCCCATTCCTCAAGAGGGGTACAAGTTTCATTGGGTTCGTGTAAGCACTATGGGTCAACCTGATTCCACTAATGTATCCTCAAAGTTACGTGAAGGTTGGGAGCCAGTACGCGCAGAAGACCACCCCGAGATATTTAGTGACGCCGTTGCCGACGCACGGTTCAAAGATAATGTCATTGTTGGTGGGTTAATGCTGTGTAAGGCCCCAATAGAACTTGTCAAAGAACGCACTGAGTACTACGAAAACTTAACGGAGTCTCAAATGCGGTCTGTTGACCAAGGCCTGATGCGCGAAAACGACCCTCGAATGCCTCTGTTTAACGACAGAAAGACGAAGGTTACTTTCGGCAAAGGAAATTAACTTATTTTTAGGAGTGATTTATAATGGCTTATCCAACAGTCAGTGCTCCCTACGGCTTTCAGCCAATTAACCGTGTAGACGGTATGCCTTATGCAGGTCAAACTCGCCTTATTCCTATAGCGAGCACCTACAACACGGCTATCTTTGCAGGTGATTTGGTTAAAATCGTAGCGGCAGGCACAATCGAGAAGTTTACTGGCACTACTACTGGTTCCCCTTCGGGCGTCTGTGTAGGTGTTCAGTACGTCAATTCATTGAGTCAGTTCACACCGGCTCAGTACTACCCCGGCACTAGCGTTACTGAAGCTTTTGCTATCGTAGTTGACGACCCACTAGCGGCGTTTAAAGTTGCCGTAACTGCTGCTAACAGCACCATGTCCTCGGCAGCTCGCGCTTCCGTAGGTGCTAACATGTCTGTTTTGGCAGGTACGGGTGACACAGCTACTGGCAACTCTGGCGCATCAGTACTAGCGGGTTCAGAAGCTGCAACAGCGGGTCTAGTTGTGCGAGTTATTGACACAGTAGACGAAACTAAAACTGCTGCTGATACTTTTGTGGAGCTGATCGTCAAGATCAACCTGCACCAGTACAACAACACAACTGGCGTATAAGGAGACTAGCAAATGGCTATTTCAAGAGCGCAACTCCTTAAGGAGCTACTACCGGGTCTAAACGCCCTATTTGGTCTCGAATACGAGAAGTATGGTGACGAGGCCGCTGCAATCTTCGAGACTGAATCTTCGGATCGGTCTTTCGAGGAAGAAACTAAGTTGTCAGGTTTCAGTGCCGCACCTGTTAAAGGTGAAGGTTCTGCAATCGAGTATGACAATGCGCAAGAAGCGTGGACTGCTCGTTACACTCACGAGACAGTTGCAATGGGCTTCTCGCTCACTGAGGAAGCAATCGAAGATAACCTCTACGATTCACTTTCTTCACGTTATACAAAGGCACTTGCCCGCGCTATGGCGTACACTAAGCAAACCAAAGGTGCTGCTATTCTTAACAACGCCTTTGCTGCCGGTACTACGTACGGTGATGGACAGCCGCTATGTTCGACTGTTCACCCTCTCGTATCTGGCGGTGTAAACTCAAACACTCCTGCTGTTGCTGCTGACCTTAACGAGGCTTCACTAGAAGCTGCTGTTATTCAGATAGCTGGTTGGACTGATGAGCGCGGTCTGCTTATTGCAGCTAAACCTAGTAAGCTTGTTATCCCACCTGCGTTGCAATTCGTTGCTACTCGCTTGTTGGATACCGATCTTCGTGTAGGTACGGCGGATAACGACATCAACGCACTGAACAACAATGGTTCAATTCCGGGTGGTTACACAGTTAACAACTACCTGACTGATACCAATGCTTGGTTCTTGATGACTGACATCCCCAACGGCCTGAAGCACTTCGTCCGCTCACCTATGAGCACTAGCATGGACGCAGACTTCGACACAGGCAACAGCCGTTATAAGGCTCGTGAGCGATACAGCTTCGGCGTATCTGACCCACTGGGCATTTTCGGCTCACCCGGCGCTTAATAAGCAAAAGGTGTTAGATTGGGGGCTTCGGCCCCCTTTCTTTTGCCTTAAATTTAGTGCTATATTGCCTTATATCTTCCCCTGAGATGTTGCCCGTCCTAATCGACGGGTTTTTTTGTTTGTGCGTTAGCTAAATAAGTGTTATATACTTACCTAAATCCGGAACTAACCGGTGTATCTGACAGCTTCCGGCTGACGACATGCAGACAGATACACCCCATAACTCGCATGTGAGGTTTCAAAATGGCTACAACTACCTTTTCAGGTCCCGTCGTTTCTACAAATGGTTTTGACTTTCCTATTGTAACTACGGCTAATCTTCCCGCTTTTGGTTCTGTTTCCGCTGGTACGGTGTACATCGTCAGCGATAATGGCGCAGGCAATAACGAGTTTTGTCTAGTAATTAACACAGGCGCTGCTTGGGTTACTGCTACGGGCGCTGCTCTTTCATAAGGAGCTAACTCATGGCTGATACAGTATCGACTCAAATAATCCAAGATGGCAGCAAGCAGGCGATCATTAAGGTTACTGCGGTTGTAGGAAATACCGACGTAGTAACTAGCACAATGGTTGATGTCTCTACATTATCGGTTGATCCGGTAAGCCGTAGGGCCTGTACTGGCGTTGTTTTGGCAAAGCTTGTGTACGTAGGTGTTGGGGTAGGGGTCAAACTAGAATGGGACGCCACGGCTAACGTTCTTATTTTTGATCTGCCAGTAAACTGGACGGAGGAGTACGATTTCTCTGACTTTACGGGCATACCCAACAACGCTGGAGCCGGTAAAACTGGCGACATCGTAGCAACTACAGTCTCTCCAACTGCTGGAGATACCTACACTTTTATATTTACTGTGAATAAGCAATATGGCTAAGCAAGTAGATAAGAAAGCGATGGCTTGTAATAAGCCAAGACGAACTCCGTCCCATGCTAAGAAGTCCCACATTGTGAAGGCTTGTGAGAATGGGAAGGAGAAAATAATTCGTTTTGGTGAGAAAGGCGCAAGTACTGCTGGTAAACCCAAGAAGGGCGAATCCGCACGGATGAAGGCTAAGCGCAAGTCGTTTAAGGCTCGTCACGGTAAGAACATTGCTAAGGGTAAAATGAGCGCAGCTTACTGGGCTGACAAGGTTAAGTGGTAATGCCTAGCAAAAGTAAAGCTCAGCATAACTTAATGGCGGCAGTAGCAAATAATCCTAAGTTCGCCAAGAAAGCGGGCATCCCACAAACGGTAGGAGAAGATTACATGAAAGCGGATAAAAAGGTTATGAAGTACAAGGCTGGCGGTTTGCCTATGGTAGAGAAGGGCGGTAAAAAAGTCCCGTTTTACGCGGCTGACGGTGTAGGCAAGATGAACATGGGCGGCAAAGTCATGCAGTACAATAAGGGCGGCAAAATCCGTGGCTACGGTATGGCGCGGGGCGGTAGACCCTGCAAGATGCGCTAAGGAGAACTGCGATGATGAAGTGCCGGGGTATGGGCAAAATGAAGCCCATTACGTTTAAAAAGGGCGGCACGGTCAAAGACGACTGTTACCGCAAGGTGAAGGCATCGTACAAAGTCTTCCCATCTGCGTACGCCTCGGGTGCTATAGCTAAGTGTCGAAAGAAGAAAGCTAGTGGCCGTTCGTAAAACCGAAAAGGGCAAAGCCCTAAAGCGGTGGTTCAAAGAGGACTGGAAAGACGTCAAGACAGGCAAGGCTTGTGGGCGTAAAAAGGGCGATAAGCGGGGAACCCCGTACTGTAGACCAACAAAGCGGGTCTCTAGTAAAACGCCTAAGACCTCTGGTGAGATGACAGCGGCAGAGAAGAAGTCCCGTATAGCGCAGAAGAAGCGTCTAGGGCAACCGGCAGGCAAGCCAAAAAGGGTTAAACCTTTGAAAAGGAAAAAGAAATAATGGCTAAGGGTGTAAACCACTATTTTAAAGACGGTAAAACGCACCGAGGGGGCACGCATAAACACCCCGACGGGACTATAATGACAGGTAAAACGATGTCAGCTAAGTCCGCAAAGTTATTTCATTACAAAGATTTATCTAAAACTGCGCAGAAGAAAGCGCGGGAAAGTTGGGGCAAATAATGGCGACATCTGGCACAGCTACATTCAACATGGACTTCACCGAGATTGCGGAAGAAGCGTGGGAGCGTGCCGGTAGAGAAATGCGTTCTGGTTATGATCTGCGAACTGCTCGTAGGTCTATGAATTTGTTGACTATTGAGTGGCAGAACCGTGGCATCAACATGTGGACTATCGAGGAAGGCACACTAAACCTCGTAGCGGGTACAGCCACATACGCCCTGCCTGCCGACACAATAGACCTCTTAGAGCACGTTGTACGCACAGGCGACGGTAGCGTAACTACTCAGTCTGATCTAAACATCACGCGTATCAGCGTCTCTACCTATTCAAGTATCCCTAATAAGCTCTCTCAGGGCCGCCCTATACAACTTTATGTGGACCGTGGGCAAGCTAACCCCTCGGTTACTGTGTGGCCTGTGCCGGACCAAGGGCCGGTAGGTGTGCCTTACTACGTGCTTAAGTACTGGCGTATGCGCCGAATACAGGATTCAGGAACAGGCGTTAATACCGCCGATGTTAATTTCCGTTTCTTGCCCTGCCTCGTTGCAGGGCTTGCGTATTATATAGCTCAAAAAGACCCTGAGTTGATGCCCAGAATACCTATGCTACAGGGCGAATATGAGCGTCAGTTTGAGTTAGCAGCGGGGGAAGACAGAGAAAAAGCAACGCTTAGCTTAGTGCCGCGTATACATGGCGTGAGGTAGACATGAGCTACAAGTATGCGTCTGGGCAAAAGGCAATTGCTATATGCGATGTATGTGGGTTTCAGTACAAGCTACGCGAACTTAAAGAGCTGATTGTTAAGGGAAATAAAACTAACATTAGGGCTTGTCCTGAATGTTGGAATCCAGATCAGCCACAAAACAGGTTAGGGGAGTTTCCAGTTGAAGACCCCCAAGCTATACGTAACCCAAGACCTGATTCAGCAGAATTAGTAGCAAGCAGAGACATTCAGTGGGGGTGGGACCCGGTAGGATTAACCGACCCTTTTGGACTTACACCAGACAATTTGGAAGCCGTAGGTGCTGTAGGGCAAGTTACAGTAACCATAAGCTAGGAGACAGGAATGAAAAATAAAGCTAGGTCAAACGTAAAAGTACCCAAGGTCATCGAGTTTCCGAATGAGCCTACAATGTACAAAGTAGATACGTGCAACCAACCGCCTAAAGACATGAAGACTAGTGGCGTTAAAGTTCGCGGCGTAGGTGCAGCCACCAAGGGCACTATGGCCCGAGGCCCAATGGCTTAAGGAGTAGCAGGTGAATTACACCGAGCTAAAGACAAACATTGAGGACATTTGCGAGCAGTCGTTTACGGACGATCAACTTGCTATGTTTACTCAACAGGCTGAACAAAAGATATACAACACTGTTCAGATTCCTGCGTTACGTCGAAACCAGACGGGTAACTTAAGTATAGGTAATAAGTACCTGATATACCCGACAGATTTCTTGTATACGTTTTCTTTGGCGGTTATTGATGCTCAAGGTAACTACACGTACTTGTTGAATAAAGACGTTAACTTCATTCGTGAGGCGTATCCCGGACCAACAAGTACAGGTACGCCCGTACACTACGGAATCTTTGACGATACTGCGTTTATCATAGGCCCAACACCTGATGCAGCCTACGAGGTAGAGTTACATTACGGCTACTACCCTCAGACTATTGTGACTGCTGGTACTACGTGGCTTGGCGAGGAGTTTGATTCTGCGTTGTTAAATGGGGCTTTGGTCGAAGCAATACGCTTTATTAAGGGTGAACCTGATATGGTAGCCCTATATCAACAGATGTATGTAGACGCTATAGCGTTATTGAAGAACTTGGGCGACGGAAAGATGCGGGAAGATATGTACCGCTCTGGGCAACTTAGAATAGAACCGCGTTAATTTAAGAGGAAACACAAATGGCTATTACACAGGCTATGGCAACATCATTCAAAGTCGATATTCTTGACGGAACTTTTGACTTTAGCAGCGGCACATCACAGGTCTTTAAACTGGCCCTTTACACGTCGTCAGCTACGCTAGATGCGACTACCACTGCGTATTCAGCGACAAACGAAGTCTCAGGCACCGGCTACAGTGCAGGCGGAGGCACGCTGACTATCTCAGCAAACCCTGCTTCGAGCGGCACTACGGCGTTCTTAGACTTTGCTGACCTGACG